CTTTAAGGCTGAAAACGCTTCATTCTTTGGTACAGTTAGTGCTGCTGCAACAGGTTCTACAAGTGTTGGTGGTTTAACAAATGATGTTGAAGAAATCATTCAATTAATCGGTAACCAAAAGACTGCTAACTTTAACGCATCTTACGCTTTAGTTTCTCCTGCTCAAATGGCAAGATTAATTATCGCTACTTTTGCTAAAGGTTATTATGCAGGTGCTGGTGCAGTTGTTCTTAACGGTGTTGGTGGTTTAACTATCTTTGGAACTCCAGTATTCGAGGCAGCTTGGGTAACTGATGATAAGGTGTTAATCTTTGATAGAGACTATATCGAAAGAGTTGAAGTTGAAGGATTAAATGTAACTTTCTCTTACGAGAATGGTTCAAACTTTGTACAAAACTTGGTAACTGCTAGGATTGAGTGCTACGAAGCGATTAACCTCATGCTACCTACCGCAGCAATCTATGCTGATTTAGGGAATGTTTAATTAGTTCTTAAAAAATAAGAGAGGGTAGGTGCTTAATTGTATCTACCCTTTTTTAATTGCTAAAATTCTTAGTATCTTTGTAGTATGTATAAATGCACAGTCAATATATCACATAACGGTAGGAAGTATAATAAAGATAACTACTACGACCTTGTTTTAAGCGATAAGATGAAAGAATTTATAAAGGTTGGCTACTTTACCGAAATAATCAAAGATGGCGTTACAAAAGAGTTTAAGGGCAAAATAAAGAAGAAATAATATGGCTAATGTTAAAATATCGGAGTTATCTCCATTAGTAACCGTTCAAGATGCAGATGTGTTACCTATTGTGGATAACGCAATTACTAAAAAAGTAACGGCTGCAATTCTACGAAGTTACACACAAGGAAATAGTGTTCTTTTAACAGGCGCACAAACTATTGCAGGTATTAAGACTTTTACTGCTCAATTAGCATCTTCGGTTGCTACCGGTACTGCTCCTTTTTCGGTTGCTTCGACTACTAAAGTAACTAACTTAAACGCTGATTTATTAGATGGTTTATCTTCTGCTGATTTCCAAGCACCTTTAAGTGGTACAGGAATTGTAAAGTCTACGGCAGGTACTATTTCTTATTTAACTGATAATTCAAGTAATTGGAATACGGCTTTTAATGATTCAATCACAAGTGCTGCGGTTACAGGAACAACAACAAAAACTTTAACTCTTAATCAACAAGATGGCGGTAGTGTTACTGCTTCTTGGACTGATGATAATACAGATGCAGTTACTTCGGTATTTGGTCGCACAGGTGCTATTGTAGCTACTTCGGGAGACTATACAACAACACAAGTAACAGAAGGAACAAATCTTTATTTTACTGATGCAAGAGCAAGAGCAGCTATTTCATTAACTACAACAGGAACGAGTGGTGTAGCTACTTATGTTAGTGGTGTTTTAAACATTCCTAATTATGGTTCGGCTTTAAGTGCTTATGTACCTTACACAGGTGCTACAACTAATGTTAATTTAGGCACACATTCTTTAACTGCTTCTGATTTAGTAATTAACCACGCAAGTGGAAGCGGTGTAGCTGCATCTATTTCAAAAGGTGGTGCCGGAGAGGCTTTAACAGTTGTAAAAAGTTCGGGTAGTGGTAACGCTGCAAGTATAACGGGTGGAACTACTTTAATATCTGAATTAAATTTAACTACCGATTTGGCTGATGCTTATATAGCAAGTGCTGCTACTTGGAACGCTAAACAAAACGCAATAACTTTAACAACAACGGGAACTTCGGGTGCTGCTACTTTAGTAGGTGCTACTTTAAACATTCCACAATATCAATCAGTATTAACAAATCCTATCACAGGCACAGGAACTACTAATTACTTACCAAAGTTTACAGGAGCAAGTGCTTTAGGAAACTCAAATTTAGTTAGTGATGCATATGGTCAATTAGGATTAGGAGTTACACCGAGTGCTTGGGATACAAGTTTTAAAGCATTACAAATTGGGATTGGAACATCTTTATATAATAATACAAGTGTAAATGGTACATTTTTAGGTTCAAACTTTTATTATAACGGAACTGACAATAAATATATTGCAACTGGAACTGCTACTGCTTATGGTCAAATAAATGGTTCACATAATTGGTTTACTGTTGCAAGTGGAACGGCTGGGGATACTGTTAATTTTACCCAAGCTATGAAATTAGATACAAGCGGAAATCTTGTTGTTGGCGATACAACAGGAACTAATGCTTATTCTACTTTATTTTCTTCGGGAATTATAAGGTCAAATGTTTTAGGAACAACCTTTGCTCAATATTTATATTATGGTTCTACAATAGGTTCAATAAATACTGATGGAAGTAATATTATTTATAACGCTACAAGTGCTTTTTCAATAGGTACAGGTGGTACTACAAGATTTACAATAGCAAGTGGTGGTGCAGCAACTTTTTCTTCTTCGGTAACTACGGGAGGAGATATAATTCTTGGAGATTATGCGACTGCTACAACTAAAGTTTTAGATTTAAGAACATCAAATTCTTTATTTACTATTGCAACTGATGGTACTGCTGGAAGTTTAGGAACTTTAATTTCTTATTCTTGGGCAAATGGTGGTCAAGGCCCATTAAAATTTAATAATGCTGCGGGAGAGGTTATGAGATTATCTGCGGGTGGTAATGTTTTAATCGGCACAACCACAGATTCGGGCTACAAGTTAGATGTAAATGGAACTGCAAGGGTAAGTGGAAATTTACAAGTTGAAAATACTACTTCTTTATTAACATTAGCAGCAACTGATGCAGTAGTATTTCAAGGAATAGAATTTAGACAATTAGGCAATTTAGATGCTTCAATAAAACAATTACCTGCAACAGGAGAATTTAGAATTTCAAATGGTAGAAGTGCAGGTTGGGGTGGATTTACTACATTCTATACTGATACAGTTGAAAGAATGCGTATTACTGATGCGGGTGGAGTAAGATTACAACAAGGTTTATCTTTAAATAGTGCAACTGCTCCTGCAAGTGGTATTGAATTCCCAGCTACACAAGTAGCAAGTGCTTCAGCTAATAATTTAGATGACTACGAAGAAGGAACTTTTACTCCTTCAATAGCTTTTGGTGGTGCTTCGGTTGGTATAACTTATTTTGATAGACAAGGTAATTATGTTAAAATTGGTAAACAAGTAACTTGTACAATTTATTTAGCTATGACAAATGTAGGTACATCAGTAGGGAATGCAACGATTGAAGGTTTACCTTTTACTTCGGGTGGTGCAAATCGTGGTGTTGTTGGTGCAGCTTCTTTTAGATTTAGGAATTTTACAACTACTGGAGAACTACAAGGAAGTGTAGGTAATAGTGCTACAAATATGGAACTTACTACTGTTACTATATTAGGTGTACAAACAGCATTAACAAATGCAAACTTTAGTTCTGCTTCAGAATTTAATGCAATAACAGTTACATATTTTGTATAATTAAATAAATAAAAAAATGATAGAAGAAATAACATACATTAGCGAGTTTAATGTAAACGAAAACGGAACAATTTCAATTCGTAAAACTACGGATATTGTTAAAGATGGTGTAGTAATTGCTTCAAGCTATTGGAGATGTGTTTTAGAAGTAAACGACCCTACTGCTGATGAAGTTTTAGGTGTTGATACTTACTTTAGAAATCTTGCTCAATTTGCTTGGGATTCTTTGTAAAAATACTAACTTTACAAAATGACAAACGAACAAATATTTGGAATATTAGGTCAAGGACTTGATATTGCTACACAAAAAGGAGTATTTAATTTAGGGGATGCAAAATTAGTTGCTGATGCTTTATTAGAACTTAAAAAAGTTTTAGACATTCAAGAACCTATAAAAGAAAATGATTAACTCAGAATTTCAAATTGAGGTGGTTACAGACCTTGCAGTAGAGCCAGTTACCTTGCAAGAGGCTAAAGACTATATGCGTATTTCTTCGGAATCGGAGAACGACTTAATAGAAGAACTAATAACTTCAGCAAGGGAGCGAATAGAGAAGTTTACAGGACTATCTTTAGGAGAAAAAACTTTAAGGGCTTATTGGTTTTACTTTCACATTCCACAGGAGATACCTTATGGTCCAGTAACTTTTATAGACTCGGTTGTGAATGATGAAGATGTAGCTTTAGAATATACTGCTCGTGGATTGCAATATAAGATGCTTGAGGCTTATTCTACCGTTGGTTTGACAATAGAGTACGAAGCAGGCTTTGCAGTCTGTCCTAAAGGCTTAAAATTAGCCATTTTAAAACAAGTGTCTACTGATTACGAGAATAGGGAAAATTACTCTATTTACGACCAAGCGTACGAGTTAAGTTCGGATGCTAAAAGACAAGCGCAACCATATTGTAGAAACACTTTATTTGGTATCTAATGAAGGCAGGAGTTTTAAGAAATCAAATCGCAATTCAAACTTTACAGACTGGTTCAGATGGTACAGGTGGTT